CCATCTTGGTTCGTGTTGTGCTTAGGAAGTAATTGTAACCTGGCGGTGCGTATTGCTGTTCAATGCTGCCCAAACTACTGCTAAGTTCAAAAACACCTGTTTTGATGATCTTTAGCGCAGAGGCAGTATTTGTATAGTGATAAGCAATTCTGCTCAGACTCTCGGTGATGATTTCTTTAATCTGCATCTAGTATTTATGCAGGCAAAAAAGCCCTCCTAAGAGGGCTAAAGGAAATAAATGAAACCGTTACCGCTTACTCGGCTGCTTCAGTTTTGGCTTCAGCACGAGCCTTGATAGACTCCATGCTTGGCTTTGCTGTTGCTGCCTTAGTAGCCTTGACCTTGACGGTCTTGGTGCCGTTGTACTTCTCATCGGCGTTATCAATCGCCTCACGATAAGTTGGGTTTGCGTAGAGTTCGTGTGCCTTCAAGAAACTCACGACTTCTGCCTTACTCATTTCACGGGGCAATTCAAACAATTGAACGTCCTCATGAGATTTTGCAAGAGCCTTGATACGGCCAACCAAGTCGTTTGCGAAACGCACCTTGTAAGCACCATTGAGTTTAGAAACACCAGCGACAGAATAAAGTTTGTCAGTCATTTGAGATATACTCCGAAAAGTTAGTTGAGTTGAAATGTCGTTTCAATACGACACATTTGAATTATAGCAGACATTGGATTACTAGTCAACTATAATTCAAATCTTGGTTGACCGATTATTTGGCCAGTTCCTGACTTTGGGATTTCACTGTAGAAATACCATTGTCCAGAATACGTGCGACACCGCTGAAGCCAACTGTGGCCACAACAATGCCTAAAACAAATCCAGTGAGAAATACACGCATGATTATTCCTTACTTAGTAGTAGCGCCTTGCTTGAACAAAATGCCAAACAAGAATGAAAGTCCCCAGCCCTGCAACCAAGTGATTTCTTTTGCACCACTGACTGCATCAACCAAGCAACCATTCCACAACATGAATACTGGCCAGGATAGCAAAAAGCTGATAAAGATCAGAGTTGCAATGCCAATAAGTAATGCGATAAGTTTTTCCATTTTATGCCTCCTCAGACATTCCAATTAAACGAGTGATGCTAAGTGCCTTGTAGCTGGCATCACGCTCTTCCTGCAAAGCATCAGATAAAAGTTTCCACTCTGAATCTGCGCCCTGAGACACGAACCACACACCATCTTTCATGATGTAGAAATAATCACAATCAGTGTATGTATCAAACAACTCTTTGTCGCTTTGACATACGCGGAATTCGGTGCCAAATCGTTCACCGCGATCACGGTCATAGAACACACAAACGCCCATCAATGGGTCACGATATGAGTGAACGACACCTTCTGGTGGCGCAAGATTCTGACCCAATGAACTCATGTCACCCAATGCTACCAAGTTATTGGCCTTTGGGCTGTCGTAGTGTTCTTGCAGAATAACACCATTAAAATTCAGGTATCCGTCATGGTGACAATAAACAACTTTGGCTTTATTACCATGCATTACACCGATTGCTGAACGTGTTGACATTTTGCTTCCTTGTTTTGTTTACTTGTAACTATTATACAACCAAAATCATTTATTGTCAAATAATTTGACCAGAGCGTAGGGCTGATTCCACTTGCCGATGTTCACATCAACATACCAACCCACGTCAAAGTAGTCAGTTTGGATATCGCTGTTGTCATGATTGCCCGCGTTCATAGCACGGATCACTTCTTCCAAGAAGTTTTTGGCTTTGCCAGAAAAGTGTTCGTGATACCAATATGTATTGACCTGAAGACTGTCTTTGGCTTGATAGTTATAGCGACGACCTTCAACTGTCTCGTTATAGTTGCCGATAAAGTCAATATCGCCTTGCTTGATGTTTAGCACAAGAGTTGAATGATGGCGAACCGCAAGACTTGCTTTCACACCGTATTTCTTGCAGATTGCTTTGACTTGGGGTGCGATAGCTGCTTTGCGTTCTTGTGATACGTAGGCCATTTTCAACTCCTGATTCGTTTAAGATGTATCTATTATACAACCAAAAAGTTTATTTGTCAACCGTTTTGACAAATAATTAGGCTAATTGTTCGTAGGCTTCTGTGATCTTTTTGACTACTGTTTGATAGGACTCACCCACCACCCAACCACCGTTGTTGTGGATGCCGTCTGAAATACGAGTTCCATCTTCTTTGCTTTCACAGACAACAAAATTAGAACTTTTAGTTACAAAAAAGGTCTTGTTACCGAAGACAACTGGGACAACATTTTTACTCATAAATCTACTTTCTGTTTATTTGTCAACTGATTTTTCAAATCGTTCGTCGTATTCCAACTTGGCAATCATAATAGTATACATCAGGTTAAACAGGACGCAGAACATGGCAAACCCTGCAATATAAAGTATTACATATCCCGGAACGTTTTCAGCGATAAACTGGATCGCCATGCCCACGACTACTGCAAATGCAAAGATGGCTGTGGTCATTGCAAATGCTTTTTGCTTCTTTGAAAGAACTAGCATGATATTTCCTTTGTTAAAATCTGATTGTAACACCAATTTAATTATCTGTCAACCCACTGTGACTACGCCATTGAGCCAAGACAGGGGATTGTACCACTTTGGCTCTATGTAGCCCATTGATTTAGCCACAGCCAAAGCCTTGTTGTATGTGGTGTTGTGCAAACGGCATTCCATTTCATCGCCACGCAGATTGCGCCAGAAGAATGTCACAGTCATCAGTGGATGAGACTCTGCCCAAAGATCAAAGTAAAACTTGTTTTCAATAGATTGCAGTGACATTCTTGTTCTCTGTGCTGTTTAGATGTATCTATTATACAACCAATTTAATTATCTGTCAAGCGCAGCAAAACTGCTGTGGCATCAGTTTCGTTTGTGAAACTGACCCAATAAGTACGATAGCCAGTGTCACGAGAAATGGAGCCAAAGCCAGACTTCCAAGTTGGGTTATGCATGTAATACGAATATTGACTACCGTGCATGTCGTGCAAGATTCTTTCAATCTTTGAGCATTGCTTGCTGTCGTAGCTGCTGAATCTAAAAGCCCAAGCGTGGTGATACTCTTTGTAGGCTTTGTGTGTTTTGTTTAATTTTACTAATCTCACGAATAACCTTTCTTGAGTAACCACATGGTCACATCGGCTGCAGGGATTACGCACATGTCTCTGCTGTATTTTACTACACTTTTTGTTGTCTTGCTGGGCTCTGCCAGTTTGATACGAACTTGCGCAGAGCCGTAATGGTTGGGTTTGCCCAAGCCAATGACTTTGTAAACGTTGGAGTAGAATGCCACAAAGTCATCTACGTGAATCGGACGATCAACAATATCTAAAACTTCGCTCATGCTACTTCCTTTAATACGTTCCACATCTTTTGCTTTTCATGGTAACGAGCAAGCCCGGGCCAGTCACTGGCAAACAACTTGAAGTCGTAGCTGGGCTGTTGGCAGTAAGTGTTGAACTCTTTGTTGAAGTGTCCACCGCCTCCACCACCTGTGCCAGTGTTAGCACGTTGACGACCTGTACGAAATGTGCCTTTAGCAAACAAGTCACTGGCAAGATAGATGCCATCAAGCTCTTTGGGCCATTCAGCAATCCAGGTAACTGAACCTTGCCAACCAGGATACCCAGTGGGGACGCCATTCTTGGTTTCGTGGCCACCCCAGTTTGTTTTACCATCGTGGGGGCAACTATGACTGTTACTAACACTATCGCTCCACCGCAGATTGGTTACAATCCTTAGCAACTTGGGACATGGCATGACGATAGCATCCTTGCCACGACCAATTTTCTTACCGACACGTTCCCAATCGTATGGATCACCTTTTGCAGCCTCTGCCCAGAACAAGTGCTGGTAGTCAATAACCATCTGTGCCCATTGTTCAATGCTTTGCTCACGTTCATAAAGTTCTGCCCAGATGGCATCTTTCTCTGCTTCGTCAATAGTCAGTCGCCGTTGCGCAAGACGATGACGTGCCAGCTTACGCAGGTGCAGTTGATACTTGTGTTTGTCTTCAAAAATCTTACCGTCTGTTTCACTTTTCCAACAAATAATTTGCATTTTATTTCTCCACACGAGACAAAATGTCCCATTCTAATCCATGCCAAGGTTTGAACGTGACTACTGTGCCACGGTCAAGTTCCAATGACCACACAATTTCCCACCATTCCATGTCTGTGTCTTTGTAGACAATTCTAACACGATTTCCGTAGATTGAACGACACCAATCTACGACATTTTCGGCATCGTTTGTAATTGTAACACTACCAGTAATATTGGACAAGTCTTCAATGAAGGTAATGTGGTTTGCTTTGTCATAGTCAACATGTGTAACTATTGCTTTCATCACTCATCCCAATTACGTAAACCAAGTTTGCGTTGTTTTTCATTTGTCAGGCAATAGTCGCCCCACTGAAATACAAACGCACTTGCATCTGCATCATCCCGAAAATCAAACTCCACATAATCCTCAGTGCCACGAGCAAAGTTTATATTCCAACGAACATAATCCTCTCTGCCAAACGCTTCTCGGCACCAGTCATGAATCTTAATCATTTGCTCAAATGCTGTGTGCGGCGTACGTGGGACGATGTAGTGTTTCATTGTTAGAATCCTCGTTGACCTGGGTCTTGGTTGTCAATGCACTGTTCTACATCCTTAAGGATACGCTTGAGTTCGTCAATGTTGATTTCAAGGAACTCTCGGGTCGTGTCTACCGCAATATGAACACCGGTACTGGTAATACCTTTGTCAAGAGCATCCTTACATTCAGCAAGATATTTTTCCTTGCCGGCGATTGTGTTACGCAGATTCGTTGCTACAGTTTGGATGTTCATTTTATACCTCACAGTTGGAACGGAGTTCGGTCCAATACACTTCACCTTGAATACCATTTACGGTTTCGACCTGACACACATTGATCCCATACACTTTACGGGGTTTTTTAATTACAGTCAACGTGTCACCGACTTGTGCCGTTGCCAATTTGGCCTGACCCAAAGCATTACTATCCCAAAGTGTAATCTCATTCATAATTGACCCATCTACAACGATGCCCGCAGTCTTACTTTTGAGACTCTTGACCCGAATCTGTGTGCCCGGTGCGATATTTTTATCTAATGCCATTATTCTTCAACTCCGAAATGTTGTTTAATCGTTTCACCAGCATCAAACATACCGTCTTCCCAACCTACTTGATAATCAGTGCTTTTGTCCTGACGACATTCCTGTGTATCAACAACTGTATATCGCAATTCTTTGAGACATTCTCGAACAATCAACTCGGCGAAGATTTTAACTCGGCGAGGATCCATATCTGCTAAAAAGTCTGTATCGCAAAAATCCTCATCCGGGAGAATTTCCACTTCATCGGCTTTGTAGATAAGTTGTTTAATTCGTTCGTTCATCATTCTACATCCATTTCGCAGTAGTCGTTATATTGATCCATGAAGGCTTCTGCTTCGGCTTCAGTGTCAAAGCGACCTACTTCCATGCCGCGCCAACGCTCTGGACCGGTACCATCTACATCGCCACCAAACTCTACTTGATAAACAACATATTTTGTCATTTTCTACTCCTGCTTTATTGCTGTATGTGTATATTATACAACCAAAATCATTTTGGTGCAACCGTAGCAAAAAGTATTAGTTTTCTTCAACTCTGAAATACTGTGTTTTTAACTAAAACCCAATATGGTTTAGAGGAGGTTTTGGACAAGTAATATTGTTTCGTGCCCAATGGTAAGGTTGAAATCACTGATTCGGCTTCCGCTTGATTATCAAATTTTGCCGCCCAAAACCATCCCTGCCCGTTTAATGTCTTGTTAGTAACTCGCTCGGGGGTCATCATTCAATTCCTTTTGCTAACAGATACCCTAAGGAAAACAATGCTCCGCACAAACCAAAAGCAGTAACAAGTATAAAAAGAAATTCCATAATCATTCAACTCCGAAATGTTCTTTGATTGTATTGTGAATATGTAACGGAATAGTACCAATTCCATAATCAAGAGTTAAATCATCCCATGCTGTTTTATATGCTACTAAAGCACATTCCTGAACAATCAACTCGGCGAACTTTTTAAGTTCGTGTTCGTAAAACTCGGTGCGAGTTTTCAAACCCATAGCATCAATGTCGGATGGGTGAACTCTCCAAAGCCTGTCAGCAAGCTCTTTAATTCGTTCGTTCATACGCCAGCCGTCATGTCAACGAGTTTGTAGTTGTCGGCACCATGAACTTTTTCCATGCGTTGTGCCAATAGCTCTGCATGATCCAGAGTGTCTGCCCAAATATCAAAGACTGCTGCCGCTTGATGTTTGGTATTGAGGTTTTCATCCAAGTTTGTGAAATACAAGTGTAATGTATACTGCTTCATTTTACCAACTCCAAAACTTTGCTAATGTCTGCCTTCTCGCCACGGATACGTGTGAACACATCACTTTGATCCATCTTTTTGTAGTAAGCACGATTTGCTTTAGCAGCTTCGATGATAATCTCGGGACGTTGGAGCCAACGTCCAGCATCACCAGCAGCCTTAAAATTAACTGTGCCATTAAAATCACTGACTTCAAAATCAAAGCCACTGTCATCATAGATGAAGTTGCCAATAAAGAAGTTGAGGTTAGAAGCCCAATTGGGACTAAAGTGGCTACTATTAGCCATGTTGCTCAAGTCAATGCCACAGATTTCCCAAATGTGTTGAATGATTCCACGACCGATTTGTGCATCTTCATCACCGGGACGAGAATAAGCCATTTGATCACTGTAAGCAACGATGTAACGCACCATTTCTGCTACGCCAGGATCACGCTCACAACTTTGCTTGAGTTCGTCAATCTGCTTGTTCAGATAGTCGTGTGATTTCGCTGTGATGTTATTAAAGTCAATCATGTTGATTATTCCATTTGTTCGTGAATCATGTCCATTTCAACGTCCATTTCAACCAATAGGTTTACTAATTTCTCAGCAATGCTGGGACTCTTTGATGTGGCTTGCTTGAACTTGTCAAGCGCTTGGCCTACATGAAATTGACTTTGACGAATCAGTGCAATTTGTTTGCGGCGCATTTCATTTCGTTCTTTGATCATACCATAAACCCCCAAACAATGATGTTCATGCCAATAAACACACCAAGCAAGAATATACTCACTTTTTCAAGCATTATGCTTCCTTCACTAATTCAAACGAGTTGAGCATTTCAGTATTTTCAACACCCGAACCCCACATCCAATCTACTGCACGAGCATTGCCATCAGCATCTTCCACAAAAGCAAAACCAAGTGCAATATCAGATTTGGCCACAGTGTAGACTGTGCCAGTGCGCTTGCCGCGAATCACGTTACCTTCAGTGAAAATATGAGACATGTTGATCCTTGTTTTGTTTTGCTATACATGTATTATACATCCTTTTGGGCAAAATAATAGGGGCAGTTGTAAAAATACAACGCCCCTGAAATGAATACTCTAGTATTAGTTAAACGTCTGATTTGACAAACGCTTGCCCAAGTTCTTTTGTACTTTGATGTTTTGACTATTGCCAGTGCCACTCTCGTTGTGACTGTAGATGCCATACAAGTTGAATACGTGTGGATTGGCTCCACCCAGTGTATAGAACAAGCTCAAGTCTTGTGTAAGATGTACGTGCCTGATACCCGGAACTGCTTTGCCCAAGGGCGCATCTGCAACCATGCGCGTGTCGTTTTTGCCAAACGGCTGCATGGGATTCTGTGCCTTTGTTCGCTTGAATTCTTCAATCTTACTGATCAACATGGGATTGTTGACCGCATGTTTAGCCAGTGTACTGACGTATTCTGGACTGTGCTTAAAAACTACGCTCATTGTGGGAATTTACCTTCTGCGATCATGCGATCCACAGAAAGAGATTCCTCAAGTGTCATAGCCTCGCTCCATTGTGCAGAGCCATGAGTGCGAACAACTTTTGCCAAGTCTTCTGCGAGAACACCTGTGTCGTTGTCTTTGCTCAATGCTTCTAACAATGTTGCATCTGTTGGTTGGGTTGCTTCTGTGATTTTCATATCTTTATTTATTAGATTAGTTCCAACATGTCATACAAGCAAGCCTTGAGTTCTTCAACGGTGGCAGCTTGATCAATACATTCTCGCAGGTAGTCTTTGCTGCGGTCGCGACTGCGTTCAGCTGCCTGTGCATCACGTCCGTGGGCGGGACAGTCTGGATCTTCTGCAATGAAACGACCACCAACTTTGTAACATTCGCAACTCATAATTATTTCCTTTACGCAACTTCAATTTCGTTAATTTCGAAAGTCCAATCACATACCCCTTTGTAAGTATATGCGTTGATTTCAATTTGACGTTTTGCTTCTGCCTTTTCGTATGAGTCAAATACGGGACTGAAATTCCAATCCTCACCACTTTTATGTGTGCCAGTCAATTGATAAACTTTCATCATTTGACCTTAATGTGTGTTCAATTCTGGCATGCTGCCGTTGATAATCTCACGCTCGTAGGCATGTGCTGCTTTACGACCGCGAACAACGTCAACCAACAACATTGAAAACGCTTCGACACCATGTTCGCGGATACTCTCGCACAAGGCCCAAGATTTGTTCTCGGTTAGTGCGCGGCGAACATGCTTTTGCAAACGAACTTTTAACGCTTGCTTAACAGCATTGCCACAGACTGTGATTCCAACATAGTGCTCATTTGTGTTAGTGTTCACTAACATATAAACAGCATGTTTAGTGTCTTGACGGCGTTTGCGAGTTGTCTTTTGTGTCATCATGTAAGTATTATACAACCAAAATCATTAGTTGTCAACCGTTTTTACATGTTTTCTTCGGGGCATCCGGCCCACAATTCCTTGAGATATTCTTCACGCTTTACTGCTGCTTTGCGGAAGGCGTCGCCAGTTACTCGGCTGACATCCACTAAAACATACGCATTGTGCCACATTTGCTCGGCAAAGTCTGCCAAATCAGCGGCAATCTTTTCATCAGTCCAAGCTGCTTTTGCACGGGCTTCGCTGGGCCAAGCAGCTTCTTCCATGATGTTCTTCAAAATAGTCTTGGGTTGATTCATTTTGCGTGCCATTTTAAGTCCTATTCGTTGCTGTCTATGTGTCTATTATACAACCAAAATCTTTAACTGTCAAATAGTAAAAAGTACTACTAATTTGTTATCCGAAAAGTTTTGCTAAAAATGCACAGGCAACAAACACGCCCAGCAAAAAGTAAGCCCAGCTGGGTTCTGGTTCACGCCGGGGTAAATCATTCACGCTACGGGCACGAATCTTTGCAAGGATATCATTATTGTCGATCATTCTTCAACTCCTTATTGAAATTGACGACGGCTACGACCGATTTCGTCACATTTAGCAACAAACTTTGGATTCAATTCAAATGGCTTGTTGATTGGATCAGTGTTCATACCACGCTTGAGTTCATCAGCATTGGCAAGAATCAACTTGGCGAACTTTTCCAACTCGTTTTCAATAAAATCTTCAGCCCAAAAGTATTCGTGACCGTTTTGGTAATTACCAACTGTGTAGATAGCACCATTGGTTTCAAACCCAGCCTGTAGAGCAAGTTCTTTAATTCGTTTGTTCATTTCACTCTCCAATTTTGATTGTAATCGTAGTCAGGATGCAGTGGATTGGGTTTGAGGTAATTATTACCTTCACCCAACTCATTCACATTGGGCACATCCATCCATTCATCAGTCGTGGGACTCTGAACCTGAATGTCAGCGCCGTTAATCCACTTGATTAAAATTTCTGCGTGTTTGTGTGCTTTCATTCTTCAACTCCGAAATGTTGTTTAATCTCGTCCATACAATGGATACCACCTTGTTCAAAAGTATCAATTGATTTAGGAACAGTATCACTAATAACTTGTTCACAACATCCGATACATTCCTTGACGATCAACTCGGCGAACTTTTCGGTGCTGAAAAGAACTGTCTCATAGGGCATGTTGTTATCCGGACAAATTGTTGTGTGAGGCACAAAAGCCTGTCTGTAAAGTTCAAGCATTCGTTCGTTCATACATTGTTCCTCCCAATGCGACTGTAGCCGCCGTCTTCTCGGTATTCAATTTCAATTTCCATGATAAACTCACGCATGGCCGTTGCTTGTTCGGGGTTGTTCTTTTTCCACTCTGTTAAAAACTTTTCGGCATCATCGGTGGTTGGCAACGCAAAAGCCTCTGCATGTAGTTCTTTCAATTTACGTGCCATGGGATGATCCAAGCTGGTCACTTTATCAAACAGTTCGCTACCTTTGCTCATAGTTCAACTCCACTTCTCGTTCAATATAGGTTTTTGTTGCCATCTTCAACACAACTGCGGCACTATGGCGCCACATGTCTTCACGCATACCCAGATAACTCAATGCCAATGCTTTGAAGGCATTGTCAAGTTCATCAAAATTCAAAGTAGGTGCCGCAAGGTGAAACTCACGAGTACGCTGCTTAAACTCTTCCCAGGAACACGCTAATGTCATAGTTCAATTCCGAAATGTTTTGGTATCGGCTCATTGGGGTCAATAAGACCTTCTTGAACGGCAAGGATGTAACGCTCCTTCATGGGAAGATCATAGAAACCAGGATGTTTGGTAAAAAACGTATCTACCTTTTTGCCGTATTCCTTCCATGCTTTTCGCTTTTCAAGATATTCAGCAGGGCGGCGAGTGGCCAAATACTGTTCACGGCGTTGACGTTTATTCATCATTTTCCTCCTTTGTTGATGCCAGAGGTTTTAACATTAAAAGTGCTCCGAGCAATACTAGGATTACAATGAGCATTACTGTCCAGAAGTTCATTCGGATTGTTCTTTCAAAAAGCGTTCTGCCATTTCTGGATTATCTTTTGCCAACTTGATGCCAGCACACATGCCGGGCACAAACTGGGCTTTTCGTAACCAGTCCATAAATTCATCGTGAGTCATATCCAGTTCCCCGGAGTTGAGTTCATCTAACAGTGTGAATGGGTGTTTTGTCATTATTAAACTCCAAAATGTTGTTTGATTGCCGATGCAACATCCAGCACATCAGCAGGCATTTCATTGCTATGATGGCGAACAAACTCAGCATTATACTGAATAGTCTCCTCAGCAAACTTCTCCAGTTCAGCTTGCAGTTGACCAATAATCGCAGTCATCACTGGACGATTTTCTTTTGGCAATGCGTCAAGTGCTTGGGCAATTTGTTCTTTGGTAAAAGTCATCGTTAACTCCTGTTTGCTGTTTATATGTGTCTATTATACAACCAAAATCATTTAGTGTCAACCAAATGATCGCCCTGCCCGTCAAAAAACAAGCCTTTGATCAGTGTTTTCTGGCGCATTTCATGACCCGTTTTGTACTCACTGCAATAGCTTGATTTGACGCCATATACAGTGTGTGAGCAATAGCTGTAACTAGCAACATAGGGTTCGCCAACGGGAGTTTCTGTGCCAAATGCTTCGTTTATCATTAGTAGCAGTAAGAAACCTGCAACAAAAGTACTAACTAATGTCACAGTCCAAATAATGATTGTTGCTTTGGTTTCTACACGCATTGCCTACTCCTTGTTGCTATGTAGTTATTATACAACCAAAATAATTTATTGTCAAACCAAAGTTAGTTTGACTTCAACAACTTCCAGGTGTGCTGTTTTTTGAGTGAATGTGTTACGAACCTGATCAGCCATAACAGCCGAATGTGGGCTGTTGGCATTGATACATTGGTCAATGTATGCTTGTTTATCGGGATGGTAATTATTACCATCAACAGTCCAGATGTTATACTGTTGACCGTTTTTCTCACCCTTAAACATGTTCTTGATGGCTTTTTCAGCATTGGCTCGGGATACGAATTGTGCTGCACCTTGCATGTCCATACTAAATGAACGGAAGTTTTGACCCGTACAAAATGCGCCAGTTTCTGTTTCACGAATTACAAACATCGAGTTATCCTTTTGTTGCTATGTAGTTATTATACAACCAAAATCATTTAATGTCAACCAAAAGCCTTAATTAAACCAGCCAAGCACATGACAATGCCCACACTGTTGACAATCATCTGTGGCTTGTTGGCAACACGAATGCACCAAATTAAGTAACAAGTGCTACCCAGAGCACCAGCTACGATGTTCCAGGGGTAGAGATTCAGCGACATAAGAGTATACATCGCCATGAAACAGACTGTGCCAGTCCACTGTAGGATATCGTTTGTTTTTAAGTTCATACCTGTATTATACAACCAAAAAGTTTATCTGTCAAATTTTGGTTAGAAATAATAGCCGTAGTCACGAACTTTTTTCGCACGACGAGCGGCACGTTTGATTTGCTTTGTAGGCACACCATGTTCGTGATAGCCTTCTTGCAAACATTTGTAGTAGCCCATACCTGGAGCAGATTCATTGTGCCCGGGCTGCATAAAGTAAACCATTGCTTCAATTTCTTCGCCCCAATGTTCTACTTTACGATATTCACGATTGTAGAAATGGGGGAACCCTTCAAGACCATCTAGTGATTTCAAGCATTCAGGAGTTATGTCCCAAAGCACTCCATGCACCATGCTACCAGGGTGACGAATAACGTCAGCAGGGCCAGCAAAGCGAAATTTGTGTTCTAGCAGTTTGGCATAGCCCAAACTGATTGCATTTGGGCAACGACGAGCCATACCGTCTACGTTAGTGTTCATGCCATAGGCAAAGTATAACATTTAATCCTCCAAAGTTTTTACAATACAAGTATTATAACACTTTTGGAATTACTTGTCAAATCGTATTACACGATATACTTTAGTTTACTCGTTCGATACTTGCACGCCAGAAGTAATCAGGTGTGCCACCTTCTTCCCAATGTGCTGCGTATTTTTCAGCCTCTTCACGAGTAGTAAAGAACTTGGTATCGTTTGGATCAACACGTTGACCCCACCCACGCTCGAATTCAGTAACTGTGACTTTATACAGTCCTGTAAGTTTGACTTCTGCCATATCCTACTCCTTTCTCTACAGTTTCAGTATAACAGAAGTAGGATGTTTGTCAAGTTAGTTGTTGCTTTGTTGCAACGCGCCAGCAGTGTGATTATAGATTAGCTCTGCTGTGTGCATTGCATTCTGATTAGTCTTTTGCTTCATCTTCTCTACCATCTGACCAGTAGCCAATACTTTGCCGTCACTGCCCATGAAGTAGTTGTAAAGACTTGTGTGATAAACTGGGAACTCACCGCGACGATCACCTTGACACCAAATCTTGGCCATGCCAAACTTTGTCTTGTCTTTTGGAACAAACTTGAAGCCAGGCTGTGCTGGGTTAAACTTGCCTCTGTGATCACGCATACGCTCACAAGTGAATGCATCGCCAATGTGCATCATAATGGCTTTGGCTACATCTTCAAGTGGCATGATTTCTGGACGCTCGTCATCATCGTCACGACGATTACCCGGAACTGGGGGACGCTTCGGAGGCTCAAATCCACCACCTGGAGCAAATTCGTTTAATCTCATACTATCATCCTGTTTTTCAATATAAGCATCATGTAGGGCTTTAATCAAGCCCATGTTTCTGATTGTCTTGTATGCAAGATTCTCTACACTAAACTCGCCACCAGCATCTAGACCGGCTTGGCGCATCTTGCGCAGTTTATCTGTCAATCTTCTCAAGTCCATGGGATCGTCTGCTGTCGTAATACAACGCTCAACTTGATCACTTAGTTCTTGAACTTTTCTTACCACAGCAGTGTCATTGACATTGGGGTTTTTATGATCAGGTGTTTTGATCCATTCACCGTTGTATACACTAAACACACCACCGCTAACAGGAGGCTCATTGATATCTTCAACATATAGTTCTACCTCATGACCATAAATTGTAATGTCGTGACGATCATTCCAGATGGTCTTCTTTGCTCTATAAAATTTCTCTGCCAAGTCATCGGCATTCAAGTCTGCATAGTCTGTAACCACATGCAAATCAAAATCACTGAACTGCGTCCAGTTATAGTTTGCCAATGATCCAGTTAAAACAACGTCATAGACTTCAAATCCAGGAACTTCAAGATATTGCACAAACAATTCAGCAATCTCAATTAAGCGGGCGCGTACTTCTGGGCGCATACTAGTATTTGTCCACGCGACTGGACATAATTCGTCGTGATATGCTGCTGTTGCTCTTACAAAATCTTGTGCTTTCATTTTAGTCTCGGGTGTCCAAATACTGTTTCTTTAATCTTTGTGCCGTCTTGTAGAGTTCTAACATAGGTATTTTCATCTACCATTTCCAATCTTGGGTCATTGAACAACTTACGCAAGAAGTCTTGACCTGTCACTGACGGAGCATGTAACTTATTTAACACATGGCGTAATGCATCACTTGACTCAATCCAAACTCCTGGCTTGGCAAGCAGTTGTAAGATGTGTTCAATTGCTTTGTGCTTGCTAATTCTTGTACCATCATGCCCAAGACCCTGTAGCTTGTGTCCGATCCATGCTTCGTTGCCTCTGGGCTTACGATAGAAGACACATGCATCAATGTCTGGATCTTGATCCCAATCAATAACTTCCCAATCACTGGGTACAACATCACGCAGACTCTGTATCATACTACCTTTGTCTGTGTTAGAGTAGGCACGACCGACCAAGTTAACAAGTTCTGGGCCCGCTTCTTGTTTATCTGCGGCAGTGAGCAGTAGCTCCCACTTGCCTTTAGTAAGCTGCATGACTTCGTTTATCTTCATGCTTCGTCTGCCCAGGGACTTGGATCGTAATCGTGTTGCGGTGCGTCAGGTGCGATGCCGCTGACCTGAATCGCGTTTTCAAGTTGTGTCAATGGAATACCAGCATTACTGTAACCACGAACAACTCGTGCTACATAACCTCTACTTGGTGCTTCACCTTGCTGTTGCTCAAGTGTAGATGGAGTCATGATATAGACTTCTGCTGCGACTTTGTTACCATCAACATACACAGGATATGTTCTGCGGTCATACAAACTTGGATAGCCTTCTGCTTGATCTAATCTAGCAATCTCTTGTCGGTCAATGGCCCACAAACAGCCAAGAACTTTGCTGCCAGGAGTTGGCTCTACATTGGCCCAGTTGTACATCTTGTATTCAAAATTGCGTAACTCTGCCACGCCCACAAGATGTAGTCCCTGCATGATTTGTGGGTCCGTGAGCATGCCATAGGCAAAGTAATATACTGGTACATCGCCGTTACGACCTTCTGTGATTTCATTTATCTTCATTATGCCATCTCCGGAACAACATCAAATTCACCACTTACCATATTTCGTTGAGCCCACTGCGCTGCTACTCTGTTGGCATCTGCTTGATTGTTGCCTACACCATTGAATCTATACAACTCACGGCCGTCATTATCTTTGACTAACCAAGTGCCAGTGAACTGTCTGCCTGGCTCTTGTCTTGCTTGTTGAGCTTGCGGCGCTCGTTCAATAGATTGCAAAGTGAAATCATCTGTTGTCAACCCTTGACTTGTTAAGTAATCAAATTGAGCAGCAATGGCATTGTTCTGATTGTCTGCGTAGAAACGGTGAACAACTTGACCAGTGCGGTCGTTTACTGTCTCCCAATTTGGAGTTTGAGATGCTGGCGGAGTGCTTTGAACAGCAGTTGGATCTCGCTCTCTGCTATATTCGTCTTGTGTCATGGCACGAACTCTGAACAAAATTGCTGGGTTTTCGTAGTTCTGGTCACGTAACCAACTTAGTGCTGTGCGGCTGTGACTAGTTGCATGGTCTGCAAATCTGTGAACAACCTCACCATCACTGATACGGTAGATGACCCACATAGGAACACCGTTTGCTGCTGTTGCCTGTGGTGCGCCTGTTGCCGTTGGCGCTGTCTGTGTGGGAGTTTCGCCATCGTCAGAACCTTTTAGTCGTAGAGTGTAATCGTTTGGATTACGCCCAACCTGTTGCGCTCTTGATAAAAAGTCTTGGAACTTTTGAACCGCATGAGCACGATCATGTGCGAGGAATTCTTCTGCTACAAGATTAGTTCTTTGGTTGATAATCTGCCATGCACGTTGTTCTGTTCTAGTGCTACTTGTAGTTGTAGTATGTGCTGGTGGGGTTAGAACACTGCGAATATCATAATCACCAGGGGTTGCGCTGATATTAAAATCGCTTAGTATGCTTGGATATCTAAAGTTTGCCTCTGCTTCACTGCCTGCATCAAACTGTAATGGTTTGCCATCAGTGCCGTTGACTGCCCGTCCATCACTCGTTGAATAGATTTCGTATTTTGTTAGAGGACGAAGTTCATAATCGTTGATAGCCGCTGTTATGTGTGCTGTGCTGAACAAATCTCGCATTTCTTTCTCAGCCGCTTCTTTGCTCATGTTATCATAACGTATATATTCCCCACGGTATTTCATACGTGTGTTATCACTCTTACGATAGATGCCCCAATTGCCACCCGCTGACTTTGGTTGGCCCCATTTCTTAGATGGGTCACTGCCCACCTTAACTTGGAAATCAGGCTTATACTGTCTGACATATTGATCCATGACCACTGTGGCGTCGTCTTGACTTGCTGCGTTAAAGCGATACAACACTTCAACATCGTATGGCGCAACAGTGTCGCCAGTTCTATGCTGTCTGAACAAGATCCAATCACCGTCTGGGTTAGTCTTACGACCACCCACAGTAGTATCATCTGGGCTGATGCCTTTGGATAGTTCTCGTTCAGTCTTGCGTTGCTTCAAGAATGATTTGAAAGCGCTGCCTGGCATGCCTTTGCCAGCAGCATAGTTGGTAAAGAGTTCTAACAAGTCTTTACTCTTGACGCTGCTGCTCAACATCTTGTAGAGTTTCTTTTGATATTCGTTGCGATACTTTTCTGGATCACAGGCTGCTTCTAGGGCAACTACCATACGCATCATTGGTGCTAGTAGTTTGTTTGGATTAGATTCAAACATTTGCAAATAGTTGCCACCGGGACCACGGAACTCTACGCGATTTCCTTTGACGTTGATACTTGTATATTTGTCAGTACTGCCACTGTGTATGGCTTTACTCGCTGCCATGTTAAAATGACCCTTCATGGCTTCAAGTGCTTTCTTGACAGTATCTGGGCTATTTTTCAGTCTGCTAGATAACAAATCAAAACTACTCTTGGCATAGGTATAGCTTACACGATCAAACTCTTCCAGAATGTGATTGTCGCCCAACAATAGTGCCAACTTAACAAAGTCTAACTTGGATTGATCGTATCCTGGAACGCTGACGTTCATGTGAAGACCAGTCTTGTTGCGCTTACCAGTATAAGCACCGCGAGTTTTGGCCCAAGCAGCGACCTTACGAATCTCGTCTATCATTTCACTGACTGGCAATGGGGGACTGACAAACTCAAGCCCTGCTTCATCGTCTGGATCATCTGGATCTAGACTACCGTCTGTTTCTAAAATGTAGAAACCTTCTTCGGCCTGATCACCGCGATTGATATTATGATATCCAGCACTGGCTTTTACTTCACGACCAACTGCATCACTGAATTCTTCGCCAATGGCTTCAATATTGGTTTCGCTTTCTGCCGAATGCTGATAAGGCCAATAAGTTTCATCAAAGTTGTTTTCAATGTCCGACATGTAGCGATAGCCCTGATCACGCAACCAATCACGCTCACTCAAATCGCTTTCGTAATCGTCACGCCATTGCTCGTGTGCTGAATCGTAGTGTGTGTTACCCCAAGCCTCATCCATGGCTTCATCATAAGCAGTTTCAAAAGCAGCCTCGCCCGCTGATTCCACTTCATCATCATCTGCACCTGGATTTTCATCACGATATTCTTCCATTGCATCTTCTCGGATGCTGGTGTTTTCTCTGATCCAGTTACGAACTTCACTAGAGGCATTCTGAGCCCACGCTTCACTACTTTGTTCACTCATCCAATCATAGTATGCTTCTTGTAGTCTGTCGCGTAGTCTATTGGCATTGTTATAATCACTACCATTACCACGTTGAAAGAAGTCTACGATATCATCAATATCATCACAACTCTCATCTTGATCATAATCATTTTCTCCGCTTTCGCTGTCATCTGTGATTTTAGCGTCGGGTACGATCATTTCAAATTCCAGACCAACCATCGCTCCGGGAATGTTTTTGACTAGCTTGGTCAAATTGCCCGGGCTCATGTTAATTTCAAACAGTTCGTCTTCGGATAAAAATTCTTGGTATCTCATAGGTTAAAAAAGGATATATTTTTAGTATATCCTTATTTATCGCCGCAGTGTTTTCAGATATTAATCTGAGGAAGCGTTGGCTCCACACTTCTGACGCTTGGCGTTGGTCAATGCACCAAAGTCTACTGGCCACTCTTGTCCCGGAGCAAGTTCTTTGGCTGTTGCTGGGAAAGCATATTTGACCCCTGCTGTCTGTTCAATCTGTGCGATTGGTAAACGGAACTTGGTCAAGTCATTGCCCAAGTTAGGATATGGGGCTGTATGCGGGAACATCCAACCTGCGACTTCATTGGTCTGATTGTTTACAACAATCTTGTAGAATGCATGTGGGACAACTACTCCATTGCCAATCTTTTTGTCTTGTGCATCATAGATACCACCAACATACACTGTATATGATTGATTGCGTTGTACTGCCCAACCACGAACACTAGTTTCAAGTAGCTTCCAAATACCTCTGTTCAACGAGCCAGCTTGTGGACTCATGTTGGTCATTAAGAATGACTCATACTCCACTTGAACGTCCCACGATAAGTCACCATCTGGAGACATGTGCCCCTTGTCGTATCCTGTACCAGCGTAATCTTGGGGAGTGGCTCCACCTGGAATAAACTGATTAGTAGCGAAAGCATTAGTACGAGCGACACAGCCCAGAGCGTTTTGTGGTAGTAGTTCATAAGTTACATACTTTGGTAATTTTGCAGCAGCATCGTATCCTACAAGATATGCTTGCTGACACAAGGGCTGAACTCCCTGTGTTTGTGGCCAACCATAAGGGCTATGTACCTTACATTGTTCTACGGGGAATGGTGCACGTTGATTCCAAGCAAATGCTGGGAGTGCAGCCATGACTAATAATACTGATAAGAGCAACTTTTTCATTGAAAACCTTTCTAGTTACCGTTTATTTATGCGGAACTAGTGTGGGGATTCGCTTGTAACCAGCTGCTCTGGCTGCTGTTACTCTGTGGTTTCCGTCAAGTACCCACCCCTTGTCATCTATGACTACAGGCTTTTCTTTTAGGTCTTGTTTGGTGATATCTTGTATGTGGTCCCAATCAAGATCAATCACACGACGATAGCGGTCGTCTTGATCATACTTCTCTGGGCTACTCATTTTGCTGGTTGGATACATCTTGAGTTCCCAGATTTTGTATTCTTCAATGGGTTCATCAAGACTATACCCATCAACGTGAATACCCTTTACATACTTTAACACTTCTTTGTTTGTGAAATAACGCTTGCTCAGGTCTAGTGTCGGGGCATCCGCGCTTTCAGTACGTTGCTCTTGCTCTTTATTCAAGATTGCCAATGGTAGATTGAATGTGCGCTTGAACTTGCCCTGCATTGCAGCATTCAATTGCCTTAATGCACGGTCACATTCAGAGTCTTTGTACAAAATACCGATACCGCCGTTGGCTTCCCATAGTTTGATATTAGTATCGTAGTCGTCGATTAGAATGTTGGGAGTCCCATCAGCTTGTTTGGCAAACTTGAACTTCTCGTGATCAAATAACACGCTACGTGGTGGATTCTTGCGCAGATGACGTTGTAGCCAATCCGCTTTTTCTCTGCTGCTTTGCTCTACGCAACTAAGCATGGGGCTACTCAGGATGTTATAGTCTTCTGCGACCTGCAAGACCCCTTTAATCAATTTGCCTGCGTTGGGCAGCGGTGGTAAATTTTTGAAAAATCCCGCTTTCTTGGCGAGTTTGTCTATTTTACTGTTTTGCTTTCTGCGTTCTTTTCGTGCATCACGCCAGTGCTTAACACCGTGATGACGAGCCACTTCGCCAAACATATCGGCTAGAACCCCATCCATGTCCACGTAGACTTCTGGAATGGCGTTGTAGCCGTTTGTGTATTCTAAGAATTTCATGATAGAGTATTTATAACTCTATCAATTGTAAATTTCTTTAAGTAATGGGTTAAATGTCTGCAAGATCATGCGATATGCTTGACGATTGCGCTGCCAGACTTCTTGTGTGATTGAATTGATATCTGCTGGCTCAAGTTCTAACTTGGTATCAGTTTCACCGTATTCAGTATGTAGTTCCATACCGTTTTTAATGCACAATTTCTTGATGGGCTGATTCCAACTCAAACAGTGCATGTACAGACTATGATAGCCACGATTTCTGCTCCAGACAATTGCTTCTTTCATCATACGGTCGGCTATGCCGTTGCCTCTGTGTTCGGCATCAACGATGAATCCGAATTCAACCTCTTCTGAGTGAACTTCTGCAATGTGTATCGTACCGATCCAATCATTCTTATATTCAGCGACTAAAAAATGGTGTTTATCACTATGTTCTACGATAGATTTCACAAGATTGTCGATTTGTTCGTCCGTATATTGAACGCCGAAATAAGTGGCACGAGTCTCTTTATCAAGTTTCTTGACCCAATCAGCATATTGTGGGTACTCGTGCTTGTGTAAGAATCGGGTGGTAATCATTGCACAATAACCAAGTAAATTATCATTGCGACAATGCCCCAAGCTGCAATCTTTGGCCCGATGTGTTCTTTCATTTCGCTTTTAGATTGAAGTGGTGCTTGAGACATATTAATACCAGTACTTGTAGTTGTTTCTGCGATAGTGCTTGGCGCGTTGCTCACCCAAATAGAGTAAGAAGTCCCATACTTTGCATAGAATGTTTTTCATAGTGACCAATCCTTTTGATGTTGATCATACTGACGAATCCAGTATTCTACTTCGCTTGGGGTAGTTGGGTTTTTGCTTGTGACGTAATGCTCAACGCTGGTTTGGTATGAGCGTTCTGCAAATAGACTTTTGATCCATTGTAATAGTTGCATTTTGAAGTTCCTTATTAGTGTTTTCACTATTAGTGATTGTACTAATATTTATGCCCTATTGCAATGCACAAACTACTCTTTAGAGTCGGCTATCTAATCCACTTCAATGCAAACAGTGTGGCTTTGGCTTCGTCAGTGATATCCACTTTCCACCACACTTCAACATAACCGTCAGGGTCACCTTTCCAATCTCTGGTGATTTCCCAGCCGCTGCCTATGCGAATTGCAATTGATCCCTTGCCCTTTGTATCGTGATCAGTGTGGTCATCACCACGCCCGTAGTATTCGCCTACATTCTCCGTAAGCCAATCCACCATTGCTTTAATGTTCTTATAGCGACTGTCGGATCTATCCCAAATCGTTTCTGTATGAGTGACTACTTGGGTAATGTCAAATACAGCCATTTACTTGACCCACTTGAGTGCGAACAAAACTGCTTTTTCTTCGTCTTCAATGTGCGCATGCCATGAAATCACAGAATAGCCCTCACCATCTGAGGTTTCTCTGCCGTTCTTGAGCGTTCTAATAGTCCAGCCCTTACCCTCTCTGACAATGTTACTGGTTCTATTGTAGACATTCTTATCCCACTCGCCAACATTCTCGTCTAGCCACTCAACTAGGTCGTGTAGACCGTTGTTAGAATCTCTGCGAGTGGGGATTACATAACGTGAAACGTTAAACTCGGTCATAGATTACAACTTAGACTGAACATGATGGCATCTTGTTCATCAGCAAACTCAACGATCACAGATCCGTCTGTGTCGTTATAGATATTGTATCGTTGTGACTGGGGCAGCGGAGGATTTGGCACATTTTCACTTAGCCAAGCCCCTGCCGCTACAATCTTATCCCACTTAGTTGGCAGCTGAATGCGAGTGCCATTAATAGGAACTTGACTAGTCATCATGGCCATTGACATACGAACAGTCATTACTTGCGTTTTTCAACAACCTCATCAGCAAGACCATAGGCAACAGCTTCTTCGGCGCTCAAGAAGGTATCAAACTTCATGGCTTCAAAGAACTCTTGATAAGTCTTACCAGCAGTGTTATGCTTGGTATAAAGATAAGTCAAACGCTCATTCAAACGTTGGCTTTCTTCAAAGCTGCGTTTAGCATCTTCAAATTGAAGTTCTTGAACGTGTACACTGCCACGAGTTCCAGGAGTACCTGAACTCACACGGTGAATCATTGTGCGTGATTCGGGGAGAACGTATCGCTTGCCTGCGGCTCCTGCTTGTGCGAGGAAACTTCCCATAGAGCAGGCTTGGCCCAATACAATGGTGCTAACATCAGGCTTGATAAACTGCATAGTGTCATATATTGCCAAGCCAGCAGTGACTGAGCCACCGGGACTGTTAATGTAGAATAGGATATCGGCATCTGGATTTTCACTTTCAAGATAAAGAAGTTGACTGACAATTAAACTTGCTGAATGTTCGTTAACATCCGTGTCTAGCATAACGATACGATCTTTGAGCAATCGACTGTAAATGTCGTATGCACGTTCGCCATTGGAGGTTTTTTCAAGTACGGTAGGTACGTAATTAGGCATGATATCCTGATAGTAGTTGAGTTGTGAAAGATTCGAAAATTCCGAATTGTCTAGAGATTATAGCAGGTTTTATATTTCTATGCTTGAGTGTTTTAACCAAAAAGTCTATAGCCATATGTCTGAGTTGACCATTATGCACAGAGTTTGAAATTGCCGATAATGTGCTTTCTATTTCTAAACGCTGTTTGCTGGTTATCTTGGCATTTGGTAATTGATTTCTGACCAATGTGTCTAGGTCTGTTTTCTCTTGCTCAGTCAGAATTGACCAAGACAAGTATTTGGGAGTTGATAAGTCTTGGAAGTGTGTTGCAAGACGGAAAGTGTTTAGAGTTTCCAGAGTGTCAACTATATGCTGAATATTCAATGGCTGAACTACCATAACAAACTTCATCTTTGCATTTGGTAGTGCTTGTCGCAGCTTGTGAATATTATCGGATGTTGTTGCCCAATTCGCAGGATACCGCATGAATTCATAGCAGTCTCTAACCCCATCTACACTGACCTCTAATTCGAGATTTTCAATATTTTGCAGACGCTGAATCACTGCATCAGATACGATGGTTGCATTGGTAATGATTCTACAAGCAAGGTTTCGTTCTACGATCTTGTCCAAAATCATTTGATTCTGCTTGAACAAAAAGAACTCACCACCTATCAAGTCTACCTTAGCCAAACTTGGCAGACTGTCAATGGCCTGTATAGCATAATTTGAATTGTCAAAAAATGGCACTGGCTTTTCTATAAGACCAATGGTAGATCGCTCACTGGATATGGCTGAACTTGATTCAGGATTGCACATAAAACAACTGAGGTTGCAAATGTTGCTGTACATAATGTCCAACAACTTTATATCCACAGTGTCTGATAGTGGCAACTTTTTATTAAGATGCTGTCGTGTACTTGTTAGCCCCAACTTCTCAGTGTCTCGGCCTCGCGCACACCCGGGACTTGGCACAGACCCATTGCATAGATTTGTCCTATGCTCTGTCATTTCTGACCCATTCATGAATTCTTCAAGACTGCTTATCTTGTTTTGTGGTAGATACACACAGCCCGGCTTATACGTTATACCGTGATTGTTGGTCTCAATGCGTAATGCGGCAAAAGGTGCCGCACAAAAAATCTTGTTTTCTGGGCCCATTTGCTATTATAGCAAGAACTCAGCACTTTGTAAAGTCTTGATATTTGAACCACTTTTTAGTTCTGAACCAACCTTTGAGATTGAGTCCATAATATTCAAATTCGTCACGCCAGCAATGAAAGCTGGGCCCATGTCCGCTGGTCTGAGTGTTTGGGTCACGACCGTAAATCTCTTGATGCTCCCAGCGATAAATGTCCCACTGCCATTGGTGAACCATTTCATGAGCAAGTACATTTAGAAACCATTGCTGACAAAACCATTTATCAGCTACCCAAAGATCACAGTACGAACCACTGGCCTGTTCGTCCCAATGCCAAGCACATTCGCCCCATGCACGATTTACTCTTCCCGTGCGTATGTCGGGTCTGCGTAATTGGTTTTTGAATACGTGCCTGTTGATTGTATTATATGCGTATATAATGTCTAGCTCGTTTGGGCGAAACACTTTATAACGTTGCTCTGTAATACTTGGAAGTGGCGCTTCCATCATTCTACGAATCGGATTTGGTCTAGGCACGAAAAACCCCCGCTAACTGTCAGTATTTAAGACAGTCGCGGGGGCTTATTAAGTATGCTGTTTATCGTACTACTGATTGACCGATGACTGCACCTGGTTTTTGCAGAGCTTCATCACGCTTGCGCTTGTATTCTTCATTGTCTACTGGCATCAATGTAATACCTTCAACACGACTTGACGACTCGCTGACTGGGGCCTTTGATTTGTCATTCAATTGATCCAGTTCACGGAACTCGCGTTCTGCTGTAGTCTTGACTGCATTATCGCGGGCTTGCTCTCGCTGTGCTTTTGTGACTTTGTTCTTATCACCCAAGGGCAACGAAACCAAGACATAAGCATGATAACGCCCGTTTTCTACAACGATCTTGGACTTGTCAACTGTCGCTCCAGCCACGCTTACGTCTGCACAAAAGTTGCGAATTGCTGTAGTGCTGATACTTGTGCTGTTGTTCTCAGTGTCTTGTCGGAAGACTTTAGTTTGACTGCGAACAGTGCCTCCAGCGCCCTGACAGATGCCCTCAAAAGCATTGGCGCGAGCATTGCCCAGTGCACCACTTACACTACCACTGACACCATCACCGACGCTGAACAAATAGTCTTCACTCTTGGGTACATCTACGAACCAATCTGGAATACTAGTTCCAGGAACTTGTGCTGGTTGCACTTGTTGTACCTGTGCTTGCGGTTGAACCACTGGCTGAGGTTGGGTTGTACTACATGCCGCCAAACTTAATACGGCCAAACAAACTAACAGATTACGCATTTGATTCTCCTTGCGTGGATTAAAGATAGTGATAGTATATCACCGTTTTATTTTTGAGTCAAGGACTTACTTGGTTTCAACCAATGGATCCCAACGATTGATCACAGGACGCTCGGCAGGCCCGAGTTTGCCATTACTATTACAAACAGTGGCCTGCGCTGAACCATTTGTCATATCTTCACGAACATGAGTACATCCAATCGGCACAGTTCGTGCAGTTCTTGGGCAGTACATTTTCATTTCATTCATGTTCTTATAGATGATAGCACGACGAGGTGCATCACTTGGAAACGGACTTGTCATTGCAAGCTGTTGTTGCAAAAATGCCATCTGTTCTTTTGAGTGGCCACAGTCCCACTTAAAATAGTTCAAGTCTTGAAATGCGACTTGATGCGGAGTTGGTGTATACCAAAAAGCTGTGCTACACGCACTCAGGGATAGCGCCGCTAGCGTGATCAACGATCTTTGCAGTACCATTCTAGTCTTTCAATATACAAATCCAACGCACGATCATATTGCACCAACGTGACTGAATCATCACTGCGAACACGAACAGTTTTTAGTTCTCGCATGTAATGAATGTGGCGATCACGATTGATACAATCAGGAGTGGGGCCATAAACTTCCCACAACTCCTGATAATAAGGACGATATGTCGGCAAGCAGTCTGACCACCCCATCATGACTGCTATAAGCAGACACATGGATTAGCGTTTATGGAATGTTACAGTCTCTTTGATGGCCTTGACTGCTTGGGCCTCTGTCACCTGCGCATTGCGGCGAACATAGTTCACTGCCTCGCGAGTGTTGAATTGAAGGGTAAAGATTGCTTCGTTGGCGAAGCGTTCCACTTGTGCGTTCATAGGGACTCCTTTTTGACGCGGTTGATAAAATCGTTTGCCTCTGAACAATCCAAGCCATCTTCTGCTTGCATTGCTTCCTGCAGTTCCATCATCTGCACAAGACCCTCTGCTTGTGCAGTTTTAATCAATTCCAAAGCATAGCGCAAGTCATCTTCGCTCAGTGTCTCTGCCCATGCTTCCCAATCTTCTGGATCTTTCAAAGAAAGAATGAAGTGCAGATTGTTGCGGTCATGTTCATTCATGGTCATTGCCCTTACGATGTTTTGGGTTACGCTGATACTGTAGCTTTGATTTTACTACCTTTTGCTTGAACGGGCTGTTCTCGGCGAACAACACGTGGTGTGCTCTTGGATTTGGGTTTTGTTTGATTTTTAGTTTTAGCTTTTCCATTTCCAAATTCCTGTTTGATATAGTAACTCAACATCTTCCCGTTGATATGTGTTACTAAGTCTTGATCCAAACTTTCTGACAAGAAGCGTACGGGACATTTACCCCAAGTGTTATATTTAACAAATTCTGCGTACCATTTGCGGTGCTCTGCATTGTCAACATCAAACGAAATCAGTGGGCGATTGCCGCGATAAAGAATGCTCATTTGTTTGTCCTCAAAATTGTATTCTACAACCAGATGATTAAAATGTCAACCGTTATTTGCAATTTTTGTCTTTGTTTTTATCGCAAGCAGGTGTAGATCCATGACTGCCGCCCCAGAAAGGAAACCAGCTGCTGCGATTAGTAGTTTCGTTTACAGGAGCAGTGCTAGTACTTTTACTTGACGAGCTAGTAGTACTTTTTGCTGGTGCAGAAGTAGCGTGACCCGAGCTTGAACTAGCATGTCCACCCGAACTACCATGACCGCCACCACCTCCACCACCGCCCTTAGCTTGGGCCGTGCCAGCGATTGCAACTAGGATACAGATTGCGATAATTTGTTTCATGTATGTATTATACAACCAAAATCATTAAACCCCAAATAAAAACCGTTGTATAAAAACAACGGTTTTGTAAATTTATTCAGTGACTTTCACGTTTGGATCTGTGATATATCGTTGCCACCAATGCAAGAATCCCGGATTTTCGTTGTCTGGTCTTACTTTAATGGGGTTGTTGACTTGTGCAGCAAATGCAACTTGCTCTGCTTGTGTAAGTCGTTCGCCAGCCCAAATATGTAAACCATAGTCAGTTACATACACTTCGCTGGTGACTACAAACACTTTGACTGGCACGTTTGGAACTCCGTTGATTGTCTGTAGCTTTACCAAAATTTTGGCGTCTGGGAGAGCTTCTAATTTAGCAATATGCTCAGGTGTTGTTACTCCGGGAATAATACTGCCCACGTGTGTCTTGGTAAAAATTTTAGTATTGGCACTGAAAACTATTACTGTACCATCAATACGTTTGTATTCTACTTGCATTCCGAATCCTCATTTTATGTATTTATAAAATAAAAAACCCGCCGAAGCGGGTTTAGATTGGGGATTAAAGTAAATTACTTCTTGGCTTTGAAAGACTCAGTGAACTGAGTGTAAGCCTTAGAGTAATCAAACTTAGAGACTTCTTGAGCTGCCTTAACAGCTTCGCTGGACAACTTAGTTGCAACGTCAGTACCAGCTTTAACTGCGCCCTTTGTGTATGCAGTTTGTGCATCAACAAATTGGTTAAGAGCTTCTGCGACCTTTTCTTGGTTTGCGAAAACCGTGTTGACAAAGTTCTTTTTGCCAGTTTGGATGAAGTCGATTGCGGTGTCAAGTGTAAACATGTATTTCTCCTTATTAAGCGAGTTTACGATTTTATAAGACCTGCCCTATGCAGCATCTTATGTCCTATTATATATTTACTTATGCTGCACTGCAACAAAGATGGGAAATTTTTACTAGACAGTGGTCTCTAATTAAATAACTGTACATTCAAACTTGCAAGGAGATCAAAGAATGGATTTTTTAACAATCAGTTTAGCCCTTTTGGGTCTATTGGTTTTGGTAGTTATTGTCACTCACAAACCAAAGAAGGCTGCAACAGTCGAACCCGTGTCTACAGTAGTTGAGACACCTGCTCAGGAATCTACCCCAGTAGCTGAGCCTGCAAAGGAGGTGATTTCTGAAACTACTAAGCCGGCTAAAAAGCCTCGCGTTGCTAAGCCAACTGCGGCCAAGAAACCAGCTGCTAAACCAGCAAAGAAAGCACCAGCTAAGGCAACTGCAAAGAAGCCAGCAGCTAAAGCTAAGAAGACTGCAACCAAGTAATTGATCATGCAGAAGACAGGGGTGTTTGTAACTCAGGCTACAGACGCCCTTTTCCATTTTCACTTTACCAAGTGTTGGCTCACTCATGCAATTGAAGTTTACACAGACATTGATAGTTTCAAAGCCAGCAAGCATCCACGCAAAGTTGCGTGTTTTCAAATGCCTTATCCCGTTGATAGCGCATTTGACAGCACAGTAAGAGATTTACTAGCGCACTGTGACCATGTACTCATCTTAATGAGTGAATTACATGACCGCACTGTTGAGTTTGTTGAACGCAATGACAACAGACAAATCAGCTACTTTATCTGTGGTGACTTTAATTGGCAGCTTGAACACAGTCCAGTTCACAAGTTCTATGATTGGTTCAGTACCACAGTTCACTTTTACAAACATGAACGTCCACAGTTACTGACCAACCAACTACAACCATTTGTTAGAAAACCCAAGATGTTTGATGCGTTATTGGGCAGAAAGAAATTTCACAGAGATATTGCATATCAGCAACTAGACCGTGAAAAGAATGTAGTCACTTACTTGGACACTCACGATTGTGAGTTTGATGATCCAGAGAGGTGGCGTTGGGAAAGCAATGGGCTAGTGCTTGAGAAACCAGTAGAATGGACAGTTGATCGTGTGAACTATCATGGATACAGAATGAGTTTAAGTCAGATTGTGCCCATTGAAATCTACAATGAATCTGCATACAGTCTTGTGGCAGAAACAAGTTATAGCAATCACTATACCTTTTACACAGAAAAGACAGTCAAACCAATTCTTGGCAAACGATTGTTTATTTCACTCAGTAGTCAGCATAGTTTACAGAATCTGCGCAACATCGGATTCAAAACTTTCGGAAACGTAATTGACGAAAGCTACGACAGCACTGAGCCATTAACACAGCGATTTGATTTGGCACTTGAGCAAGTGCGTTATCTAGCAACCCAAAATCAACAAGACATATTAGAAAAAATCCGCCCGGCGTGTGAACACAATTATGCTCACATCATGCGGACGGATTGGTATGCAGAGTATTTTATGCCTGCGTTTATAAGCTATCTACAAATTTAGCAAATTCAAGTCGATAGTTGATCTACTGCTTTCATCTGAGCTTTAGTTCGCAACCGTCTAATCAAATCTGCTGTGATCGGTGCACCAGACTCTTTGGCATCTTGTAAAAACTGTTGGAAATAAGAGTTTTGCAGTTGTTGCATTTGAGCGTATTTTGCATCCCCGGCACGTGCATTAAACGATGTATCTGCATGTGCTTGCGGGGCCATTGCAGCAAGACCAATAGCTGCACCTGCTACTGCTACTGCTTTCTTCGCTTTGTCGAGAACCGGCCCTTCTTCTAAGTCATCTTCAGCCAGTTCCATGTCTGGGCGAAAGTCTGTATTAAACTGTTGAGCTGGTTGCGAAAACTCCAAGGATTCTGTTATTTCATATATCTTCATAGAAATATTTAGCCCAAAAGATAAATAAGAGTGTAGTTCGCGGAGCTGGAATTCCCCCAACTACTCTAATGCTTAACAGGAGCAATCAGCATGAATATTTATTACCTCTATGTGAAGACCCACAATAAGACTGGGTTAAGGTATCTCGGACAAACATCCAAGCAAGATCCATACACTTATCCTGGATCTGGAAAAGATTGGTTACCACACTTAGTAGAACATGGGTTTGATTTTACGACTACGATTCTAAAAGAATGCAAGTCTAAACAAGAGTTGAATGAGTTCGGTCGCTATTATTC